GTAGCCGGTGTACGTACTGATACCGTTAACAGTACCAATATATAACGTACCATTATCTAAACGTGTATACGCTGTAAACTTAGTAGACGGCCAACGAGTAACACGGTATGATCCATTCTCTAACGTGCCTCGTACATCAAAACAATACGTTACGTCCTGACCAGTAAAGGTTAGCAGGTAGAAACCTTCTTCAGGACTGTACACAGATCTAAAAAACTCAGTCTCGTTCTGCAACGCAGCAATAATGTCCTTGGTAATGTTACCGGACAGACTGCTAATTGGTAGAGACTTTTCTTGTATTGTCCGACCAAAGCTTTTAAGTCCAGTATGAGACAAGAACAACACGTCTGTACCCGTATACTGCACAGTGTCTCTATCAACACAACCAACACCCGCTACAGTATCTGCCAATGCCATTGTTGCTGGTGCTTCTGCTCCTTGATATGCAACAATGCTGTGCTTACCAAAGATAATCAACAGTCCGTTGTGTGCTGCTAACGCTACAATCTCGTCATACCCATCAGGCCAGACCTTAGATATGTCTATTTTACCGCTTGTACCGCCTGACCAGTCATGACCAATTAACAAATCAGACCAGTAAACGGTAGATTTGTCTCCAGTAACGTCTGCTGTCCAGAGCCTTCCATAAGCCGCTAGGACTTCGTTACCGTACATAGCAGACGTGACACCAGCTGCACCAGAAACGCTGCTGAGCGTGATTACAGAGCCTCCTGCGTTGTCATACACAAGGGGTTGAAAACCACGTTGAAAAAAGTAAATCTTATCGTTAAAGTCTACAAGCTTCCAGTTGTCTGCAGTGATGCTGTATCCACCGGGAGTCTCATCAACTAGTGTAGTTGTACCACTAATGATCTTATTGTTACCTACAGAAAAGATCTTGGTGTTACCAGCGTTGTCCTTGAACTCTTTGATAGATCGTAACGAGTCAGTACCAAGAACAGTTTTGTTTGTAGTAACAACAGTGTGACCTTTACGTGCAGCAATACGTCCTCGCTTGTCAATCACAGCATTGTCTGCAATCTCAGCAAAAGACGGATCTTGAGCCAGCGGCGAATCTTCGGTGTTAACACCTTTAAACGCCGGAGCTACAAGATTGATACTCTTAAGTTCTTGAGCCATATCAGATAGTCCTAAATACCATCTCTTCAGGATGCTTTGCTGCGTCAATAGCAATAGCGTCAGACAAGTACTGGTTAGCAATAGTGAAGTACTCAGCAGTAGATGTACCACCTGTCTCACCACGTTCACGTGCCAGCAGTGCTACAGCAAGGTGTATTACTGGCTGTGCAGGAACAAGTAACACATCAGCATTAGCACTGAGATCTGCTTGTCGCTTAACAGTGTCTACACGTATACTGTACACAGCGTCTGGTGTTGGGCCTACAAGGATCTGAGTATCACCACTGGCGTCTAGACCGTTATAGGTAAAGTACCGTGGTGCGCCCTCTGCTGCGCTGCTAATGTACAACTGTTCGTTAAACCAATCCTTAGTCTGATACTCCATAAATAGGTTTTCAGTATCGTTAAGCATTGACATAACTTTAATGTTGTCACCACCACCTGTCAGCGAGTATGTGTTATCTGACGCAGTAGTAGTTATTGTTATAGTTTCACGCAACGCAGACCAATCAGCAGCCTGACTAACCAGTGTCTTAGCGTCATTGATGAAATCACCTACCATCTTAACGTAGGTAGTACTAGTAACAGACGATGTTTCCTCTTCACGAAGTCTGCGCAGTACACTGTTCATAAGGTTAAGGTATGTCATACGAGCATTCCTGTTTGTCTACCAATAAATTTATTAAGTTCACTTGTTGCGTCTTTTTCTTGTATAGGACTTAACGACAACGGTGTTAGTGGTTGGAACGGACTAAGACCTTTAAGAAACGGATCAAACTTTACAGGCTGTCGTGGCATTGCTGCTGCAATCTCCTGCGCTGTAGGCTGTGCGCCTGCAAGACCTAACAAGCCTACACCTAATGCTTGACCAAGACCTGTAACACCTTCACCAAGACCTGCTATTTGTTCACCAAGACCTGTTATTTGAACACCAACACGCTCTTCTGTTTGTTGTGCTGTTTCTTCAATTAACTCACGCATAGCAGATTCTTGAGTTAATATTCCTTCTTGAAGGGCTTCTAAATTAACACCAACACGTAAGCTTAACTCATCAATACTAAGACCAAGTTCGTCGTAACGTTGACGGCTTTCTGCGTCCATGTTTTCAATACGGCCATTAGCACGTATAACATCTTCGGCAACACGAGCAACATCTGAAGTAAGTGTACCTAGTTGACCACCAAGAACAGCACGTTCTTCTTCTGCCATTTCAAGTTGTTCACCTGTTTGTGTTTCATACTCAGCAATACGTTCTGTTAAACGCTCGCTCATGCCTTCTATTTGAGCAGCTGTCTCACCACGAATGCCTGTAATTTCTTCAGTTATTTGATCGCTTAGTCCTCGACTACTAGCAATAGCAGCAGCCTCAACATTTGATATGCCTTCTAAAAACTCCACTCTAAAGCCTGTTAGCTGTGCTAATTGTTCGATAGCATTAGCATCCATGCGCTCTTCAAGACCAGTAATTCTTTCACCTGTTCGTTGTTCTGAAGCTGCAATGTCCGCTCTTAAAACGTCAGTAACTTCTTCAAACTGTATACCTTGTTGTGCTAAAAGTGCATTAAATTCTTCAGCATTAGCTGCTGAGTTCTGTAGTAATCTATACTCAAGACCTGTTAATTCTTCTAATCTTCTAGCTTCAGCGTCAGTAAACTGTACTGCTATGCCTTCACGTAGTTGTTCAAGCTTATCATTAGTGCTTTGCTCAATACGTATACGTTCTTCTGTAGCTTCATCAAAACGCTCCCCTGTTCTGGTTTCAAACTCTTCTGCTTGTTCTTCTAGTCTTTCAATGTCACTAGACAACTCGCCAGTTACTGTGTCAAAAGTAATGTCACGTTCTTCTAAGTAGTCTTCTAGTTGGCCTTGATACTGGCTAAGTCTTTCAATTACTTCTGCATCACCCTCTGCAATTTCAGCTAACAGTTCTGATTGTGCCGTAGTAAGCTCTACTGTTTGACCTTCAGCCATAGCTTGAATAGCAGCAAACAAACCTTCAGCAGTTGTTTCAAGTTCTTCTGACGTTACAAGATCTGCTTGTTCTATTTGTTCTGCTACTTGTTCAGGTGTAGTACCCGGTTGAATATTACTTACTACCTCTTCAAGTGCAGTGACTGCTTGACGAACACTACTTATATCGTCAGTAATTTCAAGACTTGCAAGTTGTTCAGCAACAATAGCTCTAATTTCTGGCGGAAGACTATTAAGTCTGTCTTCTAAAGATTGAATGTCGCTGCTTAGCTCAGACCTAATAGCTTCTTGTCCGGCTCTAATTTCTTGTCTTTCTGTTTCTGCTGTTTCTAAATCAACCCTTACAGCATCTACAGCAGAGTTTACAAGAACGTCTACTTGCTCTTCTGATAATGTTTCTGCTTGCGGTGCGTTTGCAACAATCTCTTCAACAATAGTCCTAAGTTCTTCTTGGCTAATGTTTGGAGGAAGGTTAGCTAAAGCACTTGCAAGAAACTCTTGAGTCTGACTAATTATTCTTTGCTCCGATGCTGTTATATCAGCACGTATAGGCTCAAGGTATTCACCTAATATATCTTCAGTAATTGTCCCTTCTTCAAGTCCTGTTGCTTCTTGTGTTGTATCAGCGAGTATGTCTTCTTCTGGCGGGACTTCTTCAGGTTCTTCTACTTGTTCTGCATCGCCTGCAAAAATGTCTCTACCACCACCAACTATCGGACCGAAAACAGAACCTTCTCCGCCTTGCCCACCAGTCCCTGCCCTTGTTTCCTCAAACAACTGATCGACAGCATCTACTGTAGTTTGTGCGGCATCATACAACCACTCAGGAACCTCTGGCAAAACTGAGGCAATTTGTGAAACCAACGTTTGACCTTCATTTATAGTTGCACCTAGTTCAGAAGCATAGGTAAACCACTCATTAGCAGATACGCCACTTAAACTTAAAACATTGCCAGCCGAATCTCTTACGATCTGGCCTATGACATTGCCGTCAGCATCAATAAGTTGATCAGTTGTAGATGAGTTAGCAGCCTCACCAATTTGACCAAATATTCCGCTATCCCTTAAAGACTTCATAACAGAGTCGCTCAAGAAGGACGTGGCAGCTGCCCGTAACGCGCCTTCAGGATCTATTTGCCCTGTAGTAAGCAATTGAGTTGCTAAACTCATAATTGATGACGCAGTAGCGTTTGCAGCCATAGCAGCCGCCGATCCAGCAGCAGCGCCTGTCGGTGTTAAAAAAGAAGCAATTGCGGGCGTTCCTACAGCACTCAAAGCAATAGCCATGCCTAATGTAGCAATTTCACCTATGTTTACGCTGTCATCTATTTTGTTTGTTTTAACATAAGCAGAGCCATTCCATTTAAAGGTATCACCGTCACTGTTGTACATTGTACCATCAACGCCATATTTACTTAGTAGCGCTTGATTGGCTTCAGAGTTAACCCAACGGTCATACGCAGACGATTGCTCTTGCATTCGCTCGCCATACAACTCTGTGTAGTCAGACTGAGCATCATCACCATATTGAGTAATATCTTCGCCTTCAAGAATCATTAACTCATCTTCAGTCAATGAGCCGGTGTACTCATCCCAGTTACCTACATCGTAGTCACCTGACTGAATTAACTGCTCTCGCTCAGTCATATAGGCAAGATAGTTATCAAAGTCACCAAAGGCTTGTTTAAGCATCTGAGAACCCTGAGCATTGAAATACTCACGTAGTTCAGCTTCTGTTACCTGTGTAGCGTCACCCCTTGCATACAGCACGTTAG